TGGCAGAAGATGTGCGGCGACAGACGACGGGGGGAGCCAAGAAGAAAGCGAAGTTGGAACATGGGCGTGGATGATGAAAAGATTTGACCCGGCCCCTTGTGGAGGCCGGGTCAAGGTATCGAAAGCGTGACGTGTAGTCAAACCCTCAGGTGATGTTCGTCGGGGCGCCGTCCGGGTTCCAGGCGACGGTGGCCTGGATGATGCCGTTGTAGAGACCGTTGGCGTCGCGGACGCCGTTGATGCCCCACTGCTCCTCGAAGCCGATTTCAGCGAACCGCTGATGGTCGTCGTCGTTGTTCTTGGTGCGCCGGCCCATGGCGGTGGTGCCGTCGACCGAGCCCCACATCTGCGTCAGGCAGTGCTCCGCGATGCCGTAGATGTCGTTCCAGCACTGGCCCTTCTCGTTGCACGGCCAGATGGGCGAGCCAACGGTCAGGGCTTCGCTGTTGCCATCGAGCATTTTGCTTGCCCAGACGCCCAGGGATCCCCAGGCGACGCTGCCGACGGTGGTGGCAACAGTGCCGGTGGCGGTGGCGCCGAGCTTCTTCACGCCGGTGATGGTGTTGCCATTGGTCGTGGTGTAGCTCATCATCATGAACTTGCCGGTCGTGATGTCGCGGGACAGCAGGTACTTGGTCGTGCCGGTTTCCTGGGCGATCTTCGTCTGCTCGAACATCTCGAATTTTGCTCCAGGGAAGAAGAGGAAGTACAGGCGGTCGGTCAGCGCGGCGGCGGTGGTGTTGCCGCCACCTTTGATGGTGAAGGCTGCCGTGCCGGCGGGGATTGTCTCGCCCAGGTAGGCGACCGGAGCGCAGAAGCTGCCCTGCGGGCCGTCAGCCGTGGTGTTCTGGACGGTCCACGGAAGGATGGCGGAGCCAGCCCATTCCGGGAATTCGCCGGTGAACAGGTAGTTGCTTGCGCCGCGCAGCCCGCTGTTGGCCAGCAGGGTCTGCCAGGTGCCGCTGGCGTGCATGTCCTGCAGGGACGGATGAGGGGCGATGATCAGGTACTTGTCGATGTCCTGCCCGTTCATCTTGGCGACGCTGAACGGCCTCGCCTGGTTCTCGGCCAGCTTTTCGCTGATCTTGCGGAACAGGTTCTGATCGGCCGTGTCGGAGCCGGTGAGGGTGGCGGTCGAGATGCGACCACCGCCAAAAAGGCGAAGGCGCGCGGCGTTGGTGGCGGCATTGGCGCGGATCTCAGCCTCGGTCATCCAGGCGTGGGCCTGCGCAAACCAGGGCTTGAGCTTCTCGCGGGCGTTCAAGTCGAACGAACCGATCCCCATGATCGTCTGGGCGGCCGTGATGTTGTTTTGCGACACGCCGTTCCAGTGGTTGCCCATGGAGACGCTGAACACGTAGCGCTTGATGTTCTCACCGTATCCGGAGCGCGCCTGGCCGGAGCCTTGACGGCCCATGCCGCCGAGCGGCGCTTCGGTGGTGATGTTGACGGTTTGACCACGGAGGTTTTTGAAGTCGCCATGAGTCATGATCGGCTTGCCGCCGAGAAGTCCGGCAGAAAGCCGGGTGAAGGGGTTTCGAGCAAGAGCGCCCGCAACGATGTTGCGGACCCAGTGCTGTTCCTGTGACTTGGTGCCGAGAGCGAGGATGATGTCCCCGGTCGACGGTGCGGAAGGATTGGCCATATTGGTGGTGTATGATGGTTGCTGGGGCCAGCGGGCCGGCTGGTGCGGATGGGCGCTCTGCACGCGTTGCTCCGCGTCCTGCGCGGTGCGTGCGGGCTATGGGCTGCGGTGTGGCGTAGCTCGACGATTGCCGGACGTGCGGCTGTCGAGGGGTGCGTCAGGATGGTGTGGCGCCGGTGGTCAGGTGCTCTGGTTTCATGTCCGGGCAATCGCCGCGGTCGTCATGCTCCAGGGGTGGCCGTGACTGAAATGCCAATGATCTGTGGAGGCATGGCAAACTGGGCTTGGGGACCAGCGGCCATTTGTCCGCTCAGGCGCTCGATCGCGGCGAAATCGTCAGCGGCGCCGGCCTGCTGGTATTGCGCATTGAGATCGGCCTGAGGGTTGGCAGGCGTTGTCGTGACGCGATCCGCGCTGGTGTGCTGGCTGCCGGGGACGGCGGGCATCACGGTCAGCGGCGCAGGGCCTGCTTGACGTGGTGCGGCCGGCGCGGTCTGGGCATGGGGCGCGGCGGTTGCTGGCTGGACCGGAGGCGTTGCCTTCCGGGTGGTGGGTGCGATTCCGTGTTCCTGGGCAAGCGCCGCAGTGACAAGGAGCTCGTAGTCCGGTGCGTCGAGCAGCGGAGAGTTGCTGGCGACATCGCGGCGGATCCGCGCGGCGACAGCCTGCGCGAATGGGTCAACGATGCCAGAAATGGGTTTTGTGAGGTCGTAGGCGGTGTCGAACACCTGACCGTTGATTTGCGGGTAACGCTCGGCGACCTGCGTCTGTGCGGCGACGATGGCCTGGTCGGCGAGGGTCTGCTGCTCGATCTGTCGCTGCTGCTTCGTGGCAATCAGAAGCGGCAGCTGGCGGCTCAGTCTGGACGCCTCGATGGACAGGGTTTTCCACCTGTCTGCGTCCATGACCGGGTCGAGGGTGGCTAGCTCGGCGTCGATGTCGTCCAGTCGAGCGTTGACGGTGTCAACCGTGGGTGTCTGCTCGGTGGGTGCCGGTGGTGGTGTTGCCGAATCGCCAGGGGCGGCAGGTGGCGCGCTGGGCTGTGTGGCAGGCGCCGCGATCGGCCTACCGAGTTGGACGCTGGCGGCGGCGGTGATTGCTTCGAGCGACAACCCTGGGTTGGCGTCGATGAGTTTAAGCAGCAGTTTGTTGTCCTCGGTCATGCCCGGGTGCGCGTAAACGCGGCGAGGCGTTTCGGTTGGCACAACAACTTCAGGGGCTGCGGGCGCTCCTGGCGTTTCAGCGGCCGTCGGGGCAGCAGGCGCTGTGGGTGACTGAGGTGCGTCGGGCGCGGCAGGTGCCGCAGACTGCTGCTGTTGGATCTGCTGCAGCTGGTCGGCTGAATTGACTTGCAGTGTCACATCACCGTCGGGCGGCGCTTCGGGCACAAGAGCAGGGGTCTGCTCCACAGGCTGGACTGCGGTCATGCCTGCGAGGCTGCTTGCTTCGAGTGCTTCGAGTTCGGAGATGGGATCCATGGTCAGGGGGAGGTGATCAGCGCGATGGTATGACTACTCGTCAAACCGCACAAGGAAAATCAAGCGGTGAATTGGTCGACGGTAAGCAGCAGGTAGGGGAAATCCTTTTTGCCGTGGCGTTTCAGCTCGCCGCGCAGGGCCGCGTAAAAGGCATCCCACTGCGCCGGCGGGATGGTCTGACAGCCCTCGCTGCTGGTGGTGGAATTGCTGCCACGGTGGATGTTGATGGCGACGCCTGGTCGCGGTGTTGGATCATTGTCACGCGTGACGGGCAATTCCTCGTTCTTAATGGCTGGCCTGAAGGCGGGGTATCCGCCGCCCGGGCGGCTGATGCCGTGGTTGCCGGGGCGGTAGCGATGCACGCCCGGCACAAGGCTGGCGATGCCTGGGCGCTTCACGCTGGGGTCGGTGTTCCCGTTCCAGGCGGAAAAGTGCGTCGGGCTGACAATAAAAAAGCCGTCATCGTAGATGCCGCGGTCGTTGACGCCTGGCGCGCCCATGGTGTCACGGTAGTATCCGCGCACGCCGACGAGGACCACGGTGTCGGTGATTTTGGCGGCCTTGATCGCTTTGGTGACGCGGTCGATGGTGGCCTTCGGGGTGGAGGCTGGGAGCATTATCATGGGGCGATGGGCTGAAATGGATGGTTGAGAACGGGCAGCGACTCGTTGGCTGCGATGAGTTCCATGGTGCCCAGGAAGTTGGAGCGCGGTTGGAACCAGTCGCTGTGTCCGTAGTCATCGCGGCTGTGGTCACGGACCACGGTCGGGTGTGCGGCGGCGAATTCCCGGCCTCGAAGGCCAAGGCTGCCGTAGCCAAGCAGCCCGCCGGTTAGGATGCGCGAAAGGCGCGCACCAATGCCAAGGGCGCGGTCCCTGCGTGAACCATAGATGTGGATGCGCTGGACGCTGCCGTACTCGATGGCTTGCTCGAAATCCTTTTCATCGGCGGCCGGCGCGAACAGGTGGACGCTCTCCACGTCGGTTGACATGCCGCCGATGACCCTGGCGATGAGGTCGCAACCGTTGGAATGCCCCACGAGGTGGACGCGGTAGCCGCTCCGGCGGTAAGCGTTGGCACGGCGCGCGACATCCTCTGCCCTGGCTCGCTGCCCCAAACGGCGGAGCAGCGGCGTGGCGTTGTACTCGTAACTCGTGCCGACGCAGCCATCCGGCAACTTGCGGTTGACCCAGTCGACAGCCTCGTCCGTCCAGGCGTCCGGGCGGCGCGGGTCGGTCAAGATGCCGTTGATGCAGATGAAGGCGCGTCGGCTCATTTGGGGGCGGTAACGGGTGCGGGTCCAATATCGACAATTTTCGCCGTGCGCAGGGCGTCGGCCTCCGCGTCGGTGATGGCGCCTCGATCTTCAGCGAAGTCCACCACGGTGTCGGACAGGATGGCGAGTTGCGCATCCCTGGTGTCGGCGGTGTCCAGGTCAAGGACCAGCCGTCCACCCTTGCGAATGGCGGCGGCCTCGATGGGTTTCACGGCGCCGAAGGCTTCGGCGACGATCAGAGCGCGGTTGGCGCTCGC